AAAAAAAATGACACAAGAAGAGTATGACAAAGATGTAAGAGATAAAGCAAAAGAAATGGCTGAAGAAATAGTTGATGAAAGAATAAAAAAAATGACCTCGATAGACATATCAACCAGACCAAAAGATGAAGCAAAAGCAAAAGATGAAGCACCTAAATTTAAAAGTTTCGGAGAGCAGTTGCAAGCAGTTGCAAAATTCGAGATTAAACATGAACTTGACCCAAGACTAAAAGCAGCAAGTGGACTAAATGAGGGCGTAGGTGCAGAAGGTGGATTTTTAGTTGAAGAAGAATTTACGCAAGGTCTTTTAATGGACGCTTACGACACCGGTATATTAGCAAAAGATTGTTGGCAGGTTCCAATGTCAAAATCTATTTTAAACATGAATTTAATAGACGAGACATCAAGGGCAGACGGAAGCAGACGAGGTGGAATATTAACTTACTGGGCATCAGAAGCCGGAACTACCACTGCAACTAAACCAAAAATTAGACAGATTAAATTAAGCCTTAATAAACTTTTTGGTGTATACTATGCAACTGATGAAATGTTAGAAGATGCAATGGCGTTAGGTTCTACCATGAGAAAGTTATTCTCAGAAGATATTGGATTTAAAATTGATGACGGAATAGTTAATGGAACTGGTGCAGGTCAGTTACTCGGTATATTAAACGGTGCCGGGTTAGTAACCCAGGCAAAAGAAACAGACCAGGCTGCTGCAACTGTTGAAGCCAAAAACATTATTAATATGTGGAACAGAATGCCTGCTAAGAATAGAGCAAAGGCAAAATGGTATATCAACCAGGACGTTGAACCTCAATTAATGCAAATGTACGCTACTGCTGGATTAGGCGGAGTTCCTGTTTGGATGCCACCGGGCGGATTAATCTCCTCTCCAAGTGGGCAATTATTAGGCAGACCTGTTGAACCTATCGAGCAATGTGCAGCACTCGGAACAGTCGGTGATATTATATTAGCCGATATGAGCCAATATGTATTAGGGCAAAAAGCTGGCGGAATTAAAGCTGCTGCTTCTATCCATGTACAATTTTTAACAGGTGAGCAGACCTTTAGATTTACTCTTAGATTAGATGGTCAGCCTTTAAAGAATAGTGCAGTAACAGCGTTTAAGGGTGGGACTACCAGAAGCCCTTACATCGCACTTGCAACAAGAGCATAAAAATAAAAAAACTTTTAGAAAGGAAGTGATTTATATGAACGTATTTAGTGAGAAGAATAAAATAGTAAATGTATTAATCCCGGTAGCCGATGCTTGGGCTGGTGATGTTCAAAGTGATGTTGTTAACTTAGAAAATTATAATAAATGTACTTTTATTATAGCAACAGGAGTTTCAGCCGCAAACACTGATGGAGTAGTAACTGTTCAGGCTGGTGTTTCTAATGCAGTTTGTGCTACCGATATCGTTTTTAAGTATAGAACACAAATAGCAGCAGTACCTCCTGCAGATGGTTCGGATATACCGAGTACTTTAACTGATGCAACTGTAACTGGATTTGCAATGACTGCAGCTAAAGGTGGCGGAGTATATATAATTGAAGTTAATGCAGCAGATGTAGCCGCAGGTATTGCAGGCGGAGACCATTGTTCTGTAACTGTAACAGAAGATACTGCTGGAGCGCAGACAGGTTGCATTATTGCAATATTAAGCGAACCCAGATACCCGCAGGCAATATTAGCAACAGCGATTGATTAGAAATTAAATAGAAGGAGTTTGTTATGTCTTTACAAATTAGGCTTTATAATGAGTGGCGAGGTTATAACCCAAATGAAGTAATAGAAGTAAACGAAAATGTTGGCAAGGCTTTAATTGAGCAAAACCTCGGCGAACTATATGTAAAGCCGAAGATTAAAAAAGTAAGCATAAAACAAATTGACAAAGCCCCCCGTGATAAGATGTTCCGGGGGGCAAAGAATAAAAGAATTAAATAAACTTTTGACCTTAACGGGTTGCCTCTAACGAGGCGAAAGGAGTAAATTATTATGAGTAAAACTTTAGCAAAATATAATTTTAAGAATAGCGGATTCCCAATGGTGTATGACAAATCTACCGCAGAATCTGTACTGGGAATGTTTCCGATAGTATTCGTTGAGGATTTTTTAGGTGCTGCTGGTGGCGGCCCATTTGACGGGACTATTAACTGGAATGTTGTTGACGTTGGCGATGCAACAGAAGCAATAGTCGCTGATAGTGCTAACGGGCAATTCCTTTTACATCTTGCAGCTACCAATGAAGCAGAAGATGCAGTCTTATATATGAATGACAACAAGACTTTTGATGTTGGTTCTGGACTGATATTTGAATGTAGATTAAACATGGCAGTTGTGCCGGGGACTGGTGTAACAGCAGTATTTGGAATGGCAGGTGATCATAACCTTGATAAAGATGCTCTTACAGAATCTGCTTGGTTCAGACTACAAGCAAGTGCCGTATTATTAACCGAATCAGATGACACAACTAATAATAATGATGACAAAGCTACAGGAATAACATTAGTTGCCGGAACATATAATATCTTTAGAATTGACTTCACTACCTTAACTGACGTTAAATTTTATGTTGATGGCGTAAGAGTATCTGCTGCAACTACTTTTGATATGTCAAATCTATCCGCATCAGAACAGCAAATGCAACCATACTTTAGTTTAGACAAAGCTGCTGTTGTTGGTTTAGGTGATTTGAATATTGACTATGTGAAGATATTCCAGGATAGAAGTTAAAATTAAAAACCTTGCCGGGTGTATAAGTTATACCAGGCATAATTAGGGGAAGCCCGGGATAGAAATTGAGGCCGGGTTAGTGGTAACTTTGAGTAAGGGTTGGTTTGCCACAAAATTAAAAAGTAGGTGACAAAATGATTGTATCTTTAACTGATATATTAAACTACATGAATATCGGAGTCGGCTATTTTTCCGTAGACGCCGCACATGACACATTGGTTTTAACTTATGATGGCGGGTCAGCTACTAATGTTGGAGTAGATGATGGAACGTATTCAGGTACTGAATTGGCTGGACATTTGCAGACTAAAATAGATACAGCTTTTGCAATAACCTCTACTGTTACCTATTCAACTACTACTAAGAAATTTACTATAACTGTTGGTGCAGGGAAAACAATCGCCTATACAAACGTGGGTAGTGATGCAGGGTTATTATTTGGTTTCAATGCTGACCATGCAGCAGCCCAAACAATAACATCTAATTTGGCAGCTTCTGACCCTTCAGAAATGGTTGAAGTAATTCATAATTCAGTCGAGGATTGGGTGGAAAATTATTGTAATAGAAAATTTGAGGCGGCTTTATATGTCAAAGAAAGATATTCGGGTGACCGTCAGGAATATTTATATTTTAAACAATATCCGGTATTGGCAGTTAATCTTGATGACCTTGTCTGGGATAGTACAGGTAGAACATTGACCAGAGCTGATGGTGGCAGTTTTGTAGATGACGGATTTACAGCAGCCGATAAAGTACTTGTTCAAAATTCAGATAGTAATAGCGGACTTCTTACAATAGCGACCGGTGGAGTTGCCGCTTTAGTCCTGACTTTTGATGATACGATTACAGCAGATACAGATGACGATAATGTTATATTATCCCATGTCCGGGAATTATGGGTTAATGATTCAAAAATAGATGAAGATTATTATGAAGTAGAAAAAGATCACATCTATTATCCGGGGGGATTAGCAGAGGGTCACAAAAATGTTAGGGTAACTTATTATGCAGGTTACAGCTCAAGTAATATGCCGAAAGATTTAAAACTTGCGATTAAAATTATCGTTGCTTATATGTACGAGAAAAGGGATAGCGAAACTTTTGGAATGGGGAGTTATAAGGTGGGAGATATACAGGTTGCTTCAGAGGGTGGAGTTTTGAAACCTTCTATAATACCAAAAGAGGCGAAAGATATTTTAGAGAAATATGTTAATTGGGAGATAGTATGATGATAGGTGCAAAGACTACAATGGAACTTCGACGATGGACAAAAACAAGTGATGGCATGGGTGGATATACTGAAGCATGGGCAGGATTGCGAAAAATTAAAGGCACGCTATCTACTATCAGAGGCGATGAACGATTAAGTTCCGATAAATTGACCGTCATTGCATCGCATAACTTCTATATTGATTTTTCCATAGGCGAAACTATCACAGCAAAAGATATATTTATAAAAGGAACGACTGAATATAAGATTATCTATATAAATAATATGGGGAATATGCAGGGGAAGAAATTGAGAGTAACATTACTGGAGGAAAAATAAATTATGCCAAAAGGAATATACCAACATCAACCTTGTTCTGAGGAAACAAAAAGAAAAATCAGTGATGCACAAAAGGGAGAAAAGGGTTATTGGTATGGTAAAGAATTTTCAGGTGTAACAATAAAAAAGATGAGTATATCTCATAAGGGAATACCGAACCATCAAAAAGGGCATGTTTTATCTGAGGAAACAAAAAGGAAAATAAGCATATCTAATAAAGGGAAAATAATATCAGAAGAAACAAAAAGAAAAATGAGTATAGCTGATAAGGGAAGAATACATACTCAAGAAACAAAGAATAAAATTAGTAAAGCTTTAAAAGGTGAAAAATCTTATTGGTTTGGTAAGCAACTTTCATTAGAAACTAAACAAAAAATAAGTAAAGCAAATAAAGGAAATGTTGGTTATTGGACAGGTAAATATAAATCAGAAGAAACAAAAAAGAAGTTAAGCGAAAGTCAAAGAGGTAAAAAAGGTTCTAATTGGAAAGGTGGAAAATCATTTGAGCCTTATACAATCCAATTTAATAAACAATTAAAAGAATTAATTCGTAACCGAGATAATTACAAATGTCAATTATGTGGAATGCCAGAATGTGAGAATGTACAAAAATTGTGTATTCACCATATTGATTATAATAAAAAGAATTGTTTACCGAGTAATTTAATATCTCTTTGTAGAAAATGCCATACAAAAACAAATTACAAAAGAGAATATTGGATAAAATATTTTGGAACTTTAAAAGAGGAAGAATAATGGCAATAAGAAATATACTCTGGTATGGTGCCGAAGTTGTGAAAAAGGTAAATGCCGAAAATAAGAAGATAATGAAAACAGCTTGCTTGATTGTGGAACGTGATGCAAAAAAGTTGTGTCCGGTAGATACTGGTAGATTAAGAAGTTCGATATCACATGAAATTGAAGGTATGACTGGTTATGTAGGGAGCAACGTAGAGTATGCCCGTGCAGTTGAATTGGGAACGGAAAAGCAAAGCCCGCAACCCTATTTGAGGCCGGCATTACATAAGAACGAAAAGAAGATATTAGCATTATTTAAGAAGATAATATAAGGGGATTAAGATGAAAGAATTATTCACAGGCATTTATTCTAAATATAACGGCAACGAAGCACTTAAAGCAGCTATAACGGGCTTCTATTTTACGGAAGCTCCACAAGATGCAGCAATGCCTTATGTTGTCTATAATTTAGTTAGCAATGTTCCAGATTGGACATATACAGAAGACATGGAAAATAGTTTAATACAATTCTCTATATTCGATGATCATAGTTCGTCAACTACTATAAATGATATATATGAAAAACTGACAGCATTATTTGATTGGTGTGTCTTGACAGT